TTACACTGTCTGTTGATGATACTTTGGCTGTTGATGCCATCTTAGACTTAACTTTAGCGTTAGTCAGAAACGCAAGAGTATTTGCGTTTATAGCGGCATTATCAACCTCAACCTCTTTAACAAGGTCTGTAACCATTTGCCATGTAGGTGCGCCACCGTTAGTACCGATAGCAACTGAACCAATGCCAGATGTACCTGTAATACCAGTAGGCTCGTTTGATGCACCGCCTTCAATAGCTACATCCTCAATCTTCTGAGCAATAGCATTAAGAAGGTCATCACGTACAACTTGTTCAACAGACGGGTCTGACTGTATCATCAGCAAACGGCTAATGTCAGTAAACGCCCCAAGCGATTTCGGGGCCATCTCGATTTGTGCAAATGTTGCGTTGACTTCAGAAGTCGCACCATTCTCAGCAACAAACCCAGCAGATACACCTGCGGCAAGTTTAGGGATGGCAACATTGCCTTTTAAACCTGTCATAAAACGTGCGCCAAGGTCACTGAAAACCAAACGTGCGCGAAGTGCGTCAACGAACTCATTGCCAAGATGATCAGTTCCAACCAAGAAACCACCAGCAGAGTTTGTGCCTTTAGTCAGGTCGCGTTGGCCTGTCCAGAAGCTATCAGGTGCATAGAAGCCACGGGCTTCACGACCTTGCCGCTTTGCGATTTCGTCTGAAACTTCACGCTCCAAACCATTAAGACCTGAACCATTTACCAAGCCACGAACAGCTTTCATAAAGCTGTAATCACGTTGCTCTTTTTCGTTTAGGTCAACTGCGCCAACAGATTGCTCTAATGGCTTACCTTCTGGAAGTGCATCCAGCAGAACGCCACGGAACTCAGCGATTGACAGGCCATCAGCAATAGCTTGATCTGCAAGGTCGCGTTTGTTGTGACGTGCGCCCAAAGCTGTAATCTCTTGGGCATTCTTTTGAAACTCGCCAAGTGCTTCTTTTTTAGCGGCTTGACGGATTTCGTCTGTATTTACCTCAGTCATTTTAATCTCCTCGACTTTAGGTGTTTCGACAAAATTAGCACTGCGGTTCACTCCGACCTGTGGGTCGGCCGCGACACTTACAATGCTGGCTTCGTATGGTTGCCAATCGTTAACCCTAACCGTCCCGTTAGTGTCATCTGCAACCATATTGCGAACCACATAGCCGATGCTGACGTTGCTTCGGATGCCGTCCTTAATGTCATCTAAAACAATCTGAGCCTGTGGAGATTTAGAGAATTTGACTTCTGCTCTAAGTCTCTTGTCAGCTTTATCCAGATATGCCTTACGGATAACACCAATCTGCTTGGTCATGTCATGGTCTAACAGCAATGGCGCATAGCCACTGGATAACCTTGACATGTCAATAGCTTCTTCACTGTGTTCTAGCACCTCACGCCCGAATGAACGATCAACGGGCAACTCACTAGACAGTGACATTCTGATAGACCTATCATCCTCATCGTCATCATATCCATCAAACGTAGCTTGTCTGTATGTCAATGATGAACGGTCAAAACGGTCATCAGTTTCCATTTCCATTTCCATTTCCATAGCTGGTTCAACTTCAGCTTTGGCAAATGTCACAATAACTTCGTCATTAGTTTCCTCGACGTTCTTAATGTGACGCTGTTCGTCAATCTCAGCCATAGTAACCTCGCTATCTATACTTCTGTCTTTAGTTGACATTGGATGTCCCGATGGTAACAAATCTGTATCATGTTTTCCACCTCTAAACTTACCATTACGCAAAGCATATAAATAACTATTAACTCGTGCGTATGCCCAAGTTTCAGGATTTTTGACAGTTGGCCTAACGCTTTGCGGATTAGTTTTATATGCACCAACCCCTCTGCGGAATACAGCCGCCAGCGTTCTAACGCTTGTGCGCTTAGATGGCGTGTCACCATGTTCTGCATTATGGTCGTCTGCCTTCTTTTGCAATCCCTTTTGAACTGCCGCACTTAGTTCACGGAACTGGCGTTCATCCTCTTTTTCCAATATATCTCGTATACCCTTTGACCATGTAAACCCTGCATCACCACCCCATAAAGCCCATGCAATACGTCCGTTAGATGGATAGCCCTTCTCACCCTGCTTAAAGCCTTCAGCTTGCTTATCAACCTCATGGCGGCTGAAGAATGAAAACATACGCTTGACAGTGCTTTCAGATAGGCTTTTGCCATTTGCTATATCTCTAGCACGTGCAATACCAACTTCTGTGCCGCCTCGCCCAAACTCACGCCGCCAAGCAAGGCCGCGTTCTGCCTCTTCTACCATGCCTTGTGTTGGTTTATAACTCGCCATCGTCACCACTCACTGTAGGTTCTGCTGGCAGTTTAGTGCCAAACGGTTCAAATGCTGTTTCTATGTCATAGCGTTCTGCTAGTTCTTTCTCACGGCTAATAGCTTCAAACACTTCTTCTGTGTCCTTACCATATTGAGAGTGAACATCTTGCAAACTGATAATGCCATTAGACACAGCATCAATGCTCGCACGTATCTCTTTCTGCGGATCAACCCAACTGAAGCCGCGTGGACGGTATGTAACGCTGTCAGCAAATATATCATACTTAGTGATAGGCAACGTAACTGCGCCATAAGTCATGGCCTGTTCTAACCAACTGCGATAAACGTCATCAACAAAATGGTCTACCATAAACTGCTGAAGCATTTTGTAATGGTCTCTATCTTCTATCGTACCCTGCCTAATAGATGAGTATGATACACCTTCTAGGTTGTTTGATAGGCTCACGTAACTAACACCCAAGCCAGAAGCTATGCCGCGTAAGATAGCTTTCTCAAAGTCACTAAATGCTGTGGTTGGATGCTGTGGGTCAAATGGTTTAAAGTCCATACCCTCTGGCAACTGCACAAAGCTTGCTGGCTCTGCTTCCATGATCGGCACACCATTATCATTGTCGTCGCCAACAAACTCATCACCTGATGGACTAGTAAAGAAGCCCATCTTACTTGCGCCAATACGTGACGCAACTAGTTCAGCTTCTTCATATCCATCAAGCATTTTAAGACGTGACAGCACATTACTCATCATGGGAACGCCACGGGTTTGCCCTGCTCGTTCCTGTATAAAGCAGTGAATAATCTCATCTGCCGGAACGCGAACATGTTTTCTAGCTGTACGTGTGCCAAACTGGTCACGATGATGCGGATGTTCCTCAAACATCCAATATGCAACAGGCTTGCCGTTTGCATCTAACTCGACACCCATACGCACTTCATTGCCATTCTTAGTGCGGTTGTTATATTCCTCATCTAGATAGTCAGCCTCAATAAACTGCAAACTGAACCCGTACTTATTGCCACGTGGGTTCTTTATCTTGCGTACAAGAACCTCACCATCACGTGCTAATGTTTCTATAAACAATCTCTGCGCTTGCCCCCAACTCAGCTTGCCATCAATGGTGCAAAATCCTTTGCGTCCCCATTGATGCCAAGCCTGTTCGATGAGCCTGTTACCAACAACATCGAGTGAGCCATCTTCATTTCTTTTGCGTACTTGTATTCTTATGCCTGTTGCGCCAACAATATTTGTGGTCATAATCTGAATGTAACGTCTGGCATATGGATGGTTGCGAGCAATCTCACGACACCTGTCGCGTAATATTCTTAGTGACGGTCTGATCTCACTATCTGCTGACATTGAACTGGTTACAAAGTCTGCAAACAATCTGCCAGTGTTAGCACCGTAAAATGACCGTTTCATTTTCTTGGGCTTCTGCTTTTTGAATATGTCCATAATGCCCATTACTAAAACCTCGCCAGAATGGTTGTGTTAACCTGTCTTCCATGTGCAATCTTTTCTTTGTTCTTAATGGCATTGACCTCACGTCTGTAATAATCACGCCAATCTCTTAGTTCTTCTGGCGTTAGTTTTGTCAGTGAACGTCCAGCTATTGAATAACTAGACACATCACTATCTGCCTTGCCCTCAAGCATTGACTCGATTTTACCTAACATAATTTCAGCATGTAAACGTGGGTCAACATTATTGTCATAATCTGTGCTTACAGTTATTTGTCCACGGTCAATAACAATACGTTCATTATCGCTGTTACGCTCTATCTCTAATTGATAATGATAGTCCCCAACTGTAAAGTTAGAACTTGTGGCAGAAGGCACACTAAACAAATAATCTGAGCCGCTTGCTGTTGCTGTTATAGCTATTTCAGTATTACCGCCTGTTGATATTCTGCCAACAAACTTCATAGTAAATAAGCTATTGGAATAATCTGAGTTAACTATCTTGAATTGGATAAAGTCGCCAACAAATACTGTTTCTGGAACTCCCACTGGTGCATTAGCACTATCAAACAAATTAGCCACGGCAAGCCCCTTCAGTATAGAATGTTTGTTTACGGTCTGATCTTTTCACTCGCTTTGCGTGTCGGCCTTTTCTGCGAACCTTTAGTTTTTCTCGTACTGTAAAAGTCCTAAACTTCTGAGCCATTAACGCCAACCATTTACAAAACCACTAGTTCTGCGTTTGGCTGTTCGTTGAATAGGATGTGGCTTGTCAATGTCAGCATCCTTAACATCAGCTTTGGCAGACTTTTGTGCTAACATATTAACCGATACACCAAGAATAGACAAGGCCGCTAGTGCATAGACACGGCAATCAAGTGCCTCATTCCTTGCGCGCACCTTAATCCATTCCCTTCGATGAAAGCCCTTGTGATATTTCTTTACCACCTTTTCGGCTGTTAACTGCTTAAAATACTCATCTGAGTATCTTGACGGAAAGTGACAATAACCAGCACCAACTTCCTTGATACGCAAGTTGGAGTATATAATTTCTTTAGCTGTATCAACGCCAATCATCCATAGTTTGCATTTAAGATTGTTGTTAGTTGATGGCTTGCCGTTCACTAATGGTTTACCTTCACCGCCAACACCCTTAATAGCAAAGACACGTTTGCCTAATCTTGGCTTGCAAAACCTGTACACGCTTTGCGTATGATGACCGCCACTATCTACGCATGTGCCTTTTATAGTTAGTTCAACGCCATCTTCACGTTCCCATGTCATTGACAAGTATTCATCAAACTCTGCCCAAACAGCACTAGAGTTAGGGTCACCATAAAATATCTGATAATCAATAGAATATGTTTCACTATCCCTACAATGCCCAACAACCTCACACTCAATTCTGTCTGACTGCACATCTGCCCCGCAGGTCAACAGCACAACATCCTGCGGAACTTTGTCGTTATAGTCTTCACGATGAGTTGCAATGTCATAATCATCTAAGCCATCGCCAGAACCTTCATCTGACCATGTTTCACCAAGATATGTATTAACCCACACACGCAAAGTCTCAGGCAACTTCTTAGCTTCTATAAAATCCCTTACTGCACTTTCCAATGATGTCCAAGGTGAGCATAAGCCAGATAACCGAAAACCCGCCTTTCCGATTATCTCTGGCGCGGTGGCTCGCCAGATGCCCCTGCGTATCGCTCTAAAGCGCACCGCATCATCCCAAACACTTCCACAATCTTCACATGTATAACAAGCTGTTTCTGGCTTGTCTTCTTCCCATTGCACGTTTGCCCATTTCATTATTTGCAGTTCGTCACAGTCAGGACAAGGTACGTGATATTCACGTTTGTCCGTGGCTTCATACGCTGATGCTATTCTGCTGTTACTTTCTATTGTTGGAGTGCTAACCATAACAAACTTACGGTTATGGAATGTCGCGGCACGTTTTCTTGCTAAGTCAATCGGATCACCTTCCGTCCCTGCTGATGGCGGGAAGCGATCAACCTCATCACAAAGCACAATGCGGATGGGACGCGACGCTAATGATGATGGACTGTTTGCACCGCAAATAGTTATGTGACCGCCAGCAAAGTTCTTCTTGAGTGTTGTATTGCCGCTGTCTCTAGCTCTTGGGTCTTTGACCTTACCCTTTAATACTGGCGTATCACGCAACATAGGCGCAAGCCTGTCTTTACTAAATGTCTGGCTCATGTCTAACGTTGGTTGCACTACAAGTATTGGTGACGGATCTTGCTCTATGTGATAGCCAATCAGGTTCAACAGCATTTCAGTTTTCCCAACCTGCGCGCATGACATAATGACAACCGTTTCAATAGCATCATCAGATATTGTATCCATAATGCCGCGTTGATATTCAGCACGTGCAGTATTCCACACGCCAGCCTCAGAAGATGCTTCTGGTGACAGCCGCCTAAATTTATCAGCCCATTCTGATATGCTGAGTATTGGTGGCGGTTTTACTATATTAAGAATTGTCCTAGTTATTCTTATTGCCGCTTTGTTGTTCGGTATTGTCAGGGTCATATACTTCCACCATGCTATTAGATAGTTCTTCTAATGCGTCATTAATCGCCTGACGCAATAAGCCTTTTGCTTCTTTGACGTTTGCACTAGCAAAAACATCTGGTGCTGTCCTAGCAGGTATAGCCAGCAACTTTGCACGGAAGTTACCATAGATTTCATTGTTGATATTCATAATCTCATCAATGTGCAAAACGTCGCCACGTTCCTTAGACAACTCTATCTCAGCCAGTTCTGCTTCTGCAGCTATCTTTCTGGCACGTGCTTCATCATAACTAACAATTCCGTTACCTGTTTGCACTTGTCCAATGATAGCTTTAGCCGCGTCGTCTAGCTTATATCTTTTGACGCGGCCTTTTATTTCTATTGGCTCTACCACTTTCAAACGCTGTGCCACTGTGCGTCTGTCTAGATTGAACTCAACGGCTAGACTGCTCACCGTCCATAAGTTTTGTGTCATCGACATTTATTCTACAACCTTTTTATGTGGAACTAAAAAAAATCCTATCGCTAGAAAATTGTCAAGCTCCCAGATCGGAAGAGCA